TCACAGTTTTACCGGAAAAAGGAGACTCCGAAACAGCCGCCCCTGAAAAGGGTAAGACCGGAAAAGCCCATAACCGGAATCGAGGATATCCGAAAGCAGATGTTCGGGTAAGAAAGGAGAATTACATGGAAGACCTTATGTTAGGAATTGCGACAAACTGCCTGACAGCGGCAATGATCCTGTGGGAAACAACAGACCTGCAGTGGTTCCCGGCGACGCTGGCGGTTACTGCAGCAGTAGCGTTTCTGATCTGCGCGCGGGGAATGGTCAAAAAAAATGATGCAGAGCTGTGATCTTGGCGGATTGGCTCTGCATCGGAAGGGGTTATATAAAATAATCCTTTCTTAATTATAAACAGAAAATGGAGGGAAAAGCAATGGAAAATATTAGCGTTTTCATTTCTGCCGGAGGCGATAAGCGCATTGTGGAAGAGGTTCAGGGCTGCGTTTATGCAGGAATGTTCCTTGAAAACAATGGGAAGATTAAAATTCGCCCGATGTGTATGCGAGTGAACGAAATCGAAACTTCTTCGGTTGTCGCAGCTGCCGCGTGTGTTGCAGCCCTTGCAATTTGTGATGCGAATACAAGAACAGGCATCCCGACAACAATTGCGATGGATTATTTTTTCAGGGAAATGAAAAAACGAGTACAGGAATATTCAAAGGAGGAAATACAGTGACAGAAGTAAGAGCAGTGATTACCCAGCAGGAGGGTACAGTATCCTGCAATTTTGAAGAGGTAAAAGGCTACATAAGGGAACGCCTGAAAGAGTATGACGGCGCAGTCTTTACCGAAGAAAGTAAGGGATACGCCAAAAAAGAGCTGGCAAAGCTCCGGGCGGAGAAGAAAGAGTTGAACGACAATCTCCGCGAAGCAAAAAAGAAATACATGGCTCCCTGGGATGCTTTTGAGCCGAAGGTAAAAGAGCTGATTAACCTGTTTGACGAGCCAATCACCTTGATTGACGGACAGGTAAAAGCCTTTGAAGAAGACAGAGTTGTGCAGAAAAAGGCGCTGATCGAAGCCATTTACACGGAGCTTGTCGGTGATCTGTCGGACATTATTCCCTTGGAGCGGATTTATAACCCGAAATGGGAAAACGCCACTACAAAAGAAAAAGCAATCCGGGAAGAGGTTTTAGCACAGGCGACGGCAGCGCGGATTGCATTGGATACCATCCGCGGGATGCGCTCGGATGCCGAATCTAAAGCGCTGGATGTATACAAGCAGACTTTAAGCTTGTCCATTGCGATCTCCTGCATTAACGCCTACGAAGCTCAGAAAGCGGAAATCCTCCGAAAGGAGCAGGAACGGCAGCGCGAGGAAGAGCTGGAGCGCATCCGCCGGGAGGAACGCGAGAAGCTGGAAGCCGAACGGAAGGTGTTGGAGGAACGGGAAGCACAGCGTCGGGCGGCTGAGGAAGCCCTCGAAGCACAGCGCAGACAGCTGGAAGAAGAGAAACAGGCAGCTGTAGAGCAGGCACGGGAAACCGGCGCGCAGGAGGTAATCGAAAACCTGACACCGGACACCGAAGAGGACACGCAGCTTTACGAATACAGAGTGGCATTATCAAAAAAGGGGAAAGAAGCCTTTGAGATGTATCTGGATAGTGTCGGAATCGACTGGGAGATGATTTGATGGAAAACATGACTATCTACGACGCTTGCCGCAGCGTCCCGGAAACCGCGAAAAAGGCGATCACGGCGGGACGGCTGAAAGGCAAGACCGACATAAATCCGATGTGGCGTATTAAGCGCTTGACGGAACAGTTCGGACCCTGCGGAATTGGCTGGTATTACAAACCAGTTCGGAAATGGATGGAAACGCACGGAGACGAAATCGCAGCGTTTGTGGACATCGAACTGTATGTAAAGATCGGAGGAGAGTGGTCGATGCCGATCGCCGGAACCGGCGGCAGTATGTTCGCAGCGCGGCAGAAAGACGGCGTTTATGTATCGGACGAGTGTTACAAGATGGCGACCACGGACGCGATCTCTGTAGCCTGCAAACAGCTCGGCGTCGGAGCAGACGTCTACTGGGATGCAGACCGGACAAAATACGATGATCCGAAAGCGCCAACCACTATGCAGCAGGCAGAAACCCCGGTAGATAAGCAGCGGGCAGAGTTGATCGGGCAGATGCAGGCGGAGCTGCAGCGCACCGGATACGGTGCGAAAGCCGTCCTGAAAACATACAAAGCGTCCGATTTGGGGAGCCTAAGTAACTTGCAGATTAAAGACTGCATCAAGAGGCTTAAAGGCTTGCCCGATAGGGAGGCAAGTGCATGAGGTGTATGGCAGAAATTGCCGACATCGGCATGACGATCGATAAAAAGCTCCGTCTGACCCTGAATCTGCAGGGAGCATCGCTGGTGCAGCTGGTGCAACTGCAGAAAGATGGGCAGCTGGATGTGATCCTGAAAAAGCACTCCGATAAGCGCAGCCTCGATGCAAATGCCTACTACTGGAAGCTGCTGGGAGAGCTTGCGAAAGCCCTGCAGACCAGCAATGAAGAGCTACATAACCAGCTCTTAGACAGTTATGGCACGCTGGCGGAGGACGAGGACGGCAACTGCATCATCCACTTTTTACCAGAGACGGAAGATTACCTTCGATACAAGCACGAGCATTACAAACCGACCGGAATCATCGTCGAGTTTGAGGGCGTGCGGTACTGTAAATTTTACCGGATTAAAGGCTCGAGCCAGTACAACACGCGGGAAATGTCCCGCCTGATAGAAGGGCTTGTGTCGGAGTGTAAAGAGTGGGATATCGAGACGCTGCCGCCAGCAGAAATAGAAAGGATGATGGTGCAGTATGCGAAAAAGCACGATGTCACGTCGCTTGGAGTTTAGCCCGACAGTTCGGCAGAAGATTATCGAGCGGGATCAGGGCTGCTTTTTCTGCCGCCGCCTGTATCACATGGAGCACGCCTTGCCAGGTGATCTTGCCCCAAAGGATATAATGCACATCGTAGCTCGCAGCCAATTAGGCTTGGGCGTAGAACAGAATGGTGTGCTTGGATGCAGATATCACCACAGTTTACTGGATAACGGTAACAAGGGACTGCATCGGGAAATGGATAGTATGCTGCAGGACTACATGCGGGAGCTTTACCCTGGATGGACGCCGGACAGCGTTACCTATCATAAATGGTTGTAACACCAGTCCCGGCGGGGCGAAAGAAACTGCTGATTCGGGCTTGTTGGGGAATATATATCACGGCTGTGACGGGTACCTCCTGTTACCCCAGCGCCGGGGGCAAGCGGCGCATCCCCCACAGGAGAAAGATCATGAACATTTTAGATTACATTCCGACCGGTCATAAAAATGCTGTTTCCAGACGTTGGCTGCAGACCACAACGCACATGAGTGATCGGATGGTGCGGCGGCTGATTGCGGAAGTAAATAAAAACGACTGTGACGCAGAATTGATTATCAATTTGCAAGACGGCAAAGGGTACTTTAGACCGGCGGAAAATGAAAAGAATCTGGTTCGAAACTGGATGGCAATAGAAAGCTCCAGAACGGCTGAGAATCGCATGAATGTGGATGCAGCGAAACGGTATCTGCGAAAAGATAAGAAGCCACGGGAAAATGAGTTGGAAAAGAACCAGATCACAATGGATGAATGGCTTGCGAGCCTGAATGGAGGCGGATAAGATGCCAAACAGGATTTTAAAAGAATCTATCTGCCGATCAGATACGATTGACCAATTAACCTGGTTTGAAGAAGTCCTATTCTACCGCTTAATCGTAAGTTGCGACGATTATGGAAGGTTTGACGGAAGACCTTCCATAATCCGCGGGACATGCTTTCCGCTTAAAGATATTACATGCAAGAGCATCGCTGATGCCCTGCAGAAGTTAACGTCTGTAGGCTTGGTCCGAGAATATTATGTTCAGGGACGACCGTACCTGCAAATGGTAACTTGGGGAGATCACCAGCAAGTGCGTGCAAAAAAAAGTAAATATCCAGCGGAAGAAAGCAACTGTGAGAATCTGATATCAAATGATATCAATTGCGATCACTTGATGTCATTTGATTGCAATAGTTCTCGTAATCCAATCCAATCCGAATACGAATCCAAAACAATATCGCGCAAGGAACCAGAGCGGTTTGAGGACTTTGCTGCAGCTTACCCGAAAGCAGGGGCAGACCTGCCTGGAGTGGCTGTGGAATACTTAAACACCCTGCGGATGGGTGTAGCTGCGGATGATCTTGTACAAGCAGCGAAGAACTACGCCGAAGCCTGCCAGATACGCGGCACGCAGCCGCTATATATCTTGAACGCTGAAAATTTCCTGCGGAAGCTGAAGTTTGACGAGTATCTGCCAGAGAAGTACAAGAAGCCGAAACCGCCAAAGCGGCAGCATACCAGCGTTGACCAGTATAACCAGTTTATGAAACACGACTACGACATGGACAGTCTGGAAGCTGCCCTACTGGGGAAGTGAGGCGTATATGAGAGTAACAAAAGATTGTGCCTATCCGGACTGCGAAGCCTGCCAGCATCCAGATTGTATCATGTCGGAGACCGACATAACGGCGCTGTTAAAACGCAGACGGAGGAAAGAGGATCCGGAAGCATATCGGCAGAAGCAGCGGGACTACAGAAGCAGGATAAAATCAACGCTGCCGCACTGCGATGGCTGCGAATCCTGCGTACTGGTCCGCAAGGAGAAACAGGACGGATACCGGCGGCTGTGCATCACAGATATGAGACTGATTGAGCA